ATCAATACTGCAGCATGTGCAAAATCTTTACGCGTTGGTACTTGACCTTCTAACACTGAAGAAAGTGTCACCATTGTGGCAACTTCACCTGCTATCTGTGTCTTACGTCCACCGCCTAATCCTTTAATGTATTTACCTGTACCGTATGTTGCAGCACCTACAGTTGTGTATTTACCAAATGTTTTTAGTGTCTGCACACGCATGATTTCATCAAGCAATTCATCAAAATCGTTGACTTCACCATTCATCATGGCACGCATGTAAACATCACGGATAGTTTCTGGTAGACCAAACGCTGTTCCCATTGCTATAAAGGGAGTCGCGGGGGCTGCAGCACCACCAGTGGCGGCTGTTGTTCCCGCACCAATACCTAATCCACCAACAAAACCTAGGCCCATAACAGGTAGGTCATTTACTAGCGTAACGGCACTTTGCACTATTTCTTGTGGGAAATTCTGTGCTTGGTGCATAAAGATTTGTTCATAGGCTTGTTGTGGGTCTATATCGTCTACTGTTACTGCAGTGTGGTATGCCTCAATAAGACCTAGTGTAGATAGTTGGTAACCTGCGCCAAATACGTTTCGATCACCCGCACCACCAGTGTATTTAATAAACTTCTTACCTACGCTTGAATCCTTGATGTATTTGGTAATCCACCAATCATCATCTTCTGGTCTTAGGTTTGATGAAGACCATGTAGCAAGTTCTGGTAAAGAATACTCATAATTCAAAGTATTCCACGAACCCATAAATGAATTTACACGTTCTTTGAATATAGTTTCATCACGCCCCTTTTGAGGCACAAAATTTGCACCTGTTATTTCTTTGTACTCAGCCTCTAAAGCCTCATTTTCTTTCTTTAAGCCTTTTAACAATTCTTCTTGATAAGCAAGTGATTCTTTTGCTTTTTCTACATCGCCTATATTGTTGTCAATTTGATCTAACAAAGACTTGGCAATTGCTGTTTGATTATCAGAACGTTTTAGGAAATCTTCGTTTTTTGCTTCCCATGCAGCCAATTTTTTCTGATCTACAACAAATTCTGTTTTAGGCGCAGGGTTATAGTAATCTGTGTACAGCGCAGTCAGTGCATCTTTATCACCCCTAGCACCTTTCAAGATATATGCCTGTGCTTCAGGGTTCATTGATATTTTAATCAACGCCAATGCACGTTGGGCATCTAGTGATAGTTTTGTAGGGTCTTTATGCGTATAAGCCAGTTCCATCCATTTTGGCATCTTCCAATCTGGATTACTTGCTTTTGCCACATTACCGTAATAATTAAGCAAACTAGGCATTTCTTCATTAGACAGTTGGAATACACCGCCCTTTGTGCCTGCTTCGTTATAGATATTACGGTTGCCTGATTCAATACTGGCAATAAATGATACAAATTCGTTCAGTGTGCCTACATCATCATCTTCTAGGCTTTGTGCGTTTTTGATGGAATTAAGCACTAGCATACTGCTAGGCCCAGTAGTTACCGTAGTATTTAGAATAGGTATCTTTGCATCTTCTGTTGGTCTGTAGATGACACCCATCTGTTGACCATCACGCACAGGTTTTTTACGATTTCTGTTATAAATTTTTCTTTCGCTATCGGATAATTGGTCATAGTAAATCAGACCTTTTTCCTTCATTTCGGCTTCAGTTTTTTCTTTTGCTGCTTGTTGTTCAGCAATCGTTTGAAATAACTGTGTGTTGTAATCTGGTGTAGGTACGTTCTGAAACGGCACTAAACTAGATTTGTTGTTTATGATTTGATCTGTTGATGTAATGGCTTTATTTGCACTAAAGTTAACACTGTCACCTTCTTTGATTGGCTTGTTTTCATCCGTAATAGATGAATTGTTAACTTTATTACTTGCATTTGCACTACTTGGGTTCTTTTCAGCCTGCTTTTCTGCCCAAGTCTTACTTACATCTTGACCTGCGTTAAGTGATTCGCCTTCAGTATTTACTGATTGATGCAGCGGATGAACGTCACCATCAGTCAATGGCGCAACAGTAGTACGTTCAATACCGTAGAATTTATCAATTTGATTGTCAGAAAACCCTGCTTGTTTTAGTAGGGGTCTTTGCTCATCAATATGACCTAGGATAGATTCATCATCAAAGCCTGCTGCTTTAAGTTGTGATGCTGTAATCCCTATTGCCATTATTCATTCCCTGTAGGTAAAACGATCATATTTTGAGTGCTAGTACCGCCTACTACATCACTTTGCATAAATGATGGCAAGCCTGTCTTAGATTGTGCCTGTTTCTTATTCCAAGCCTGTAATCTCAAAAGATAATCATTGATGCTTTCATTCTCACCTCTAGGGGGTACTTGATTCTGTGTATTGGTTGTTTGTACCGATGTTTGGTAATTTGCCCAACCCACAGGGTCAATTCTGTAATCGCCAAACTTTTTAGTGTCTTCATCTGCACTGATAAAGGCTTTTGCTTTGGCTTCATAGTTTCTGATCTTGTCAGTCTTAACTTGATCTTTGTACACCTGAACAATGTCATTGATGATGTAATGAGGGCTTTTAGTGTTCAGCAACATATCTGACATAGATATGCCTTTTTTCTCACCTTCAGCAATCAATCGTGTCAAATTATTGACAGCAGTGTATGCAGTAGCATCTACGCCACTACCAAAGATTGATGCAAGTACACTGTCTACGTTTTGAGCGTCAAGATTTTGACCTTGTATTGCATCCATTAAATTAGGGTCTGCGCCTGCTTCTTTTAGCACTACTTTTATAGCATTTTTGTACATTGATACTTTGTGTGCATTAGCATCTTTTTGTTGCTTCTCAATTGTTCCAACAAGCGTATCGCCCCTTGTAGGCTTTATCTTACCTTCAGCAACTAATTTCAAAACAACTGATTTTTCTTCTTCAGTATCAATAGCACCACTTAACACCATTGCAGTTACAATAGCGTCTGTTTGCTGACCTTCTGCAGTATCCCAATATTTAGTTTTGTCTTTAAGTGCTTTAATAGCCGCTAGATAATCTGCGTTAAGTTTTTTCTTCTGGTCACCTGATAGATTTGATTTGTTTACATCTTCCATAAATGTAGCATCAGGTACGCCAGTGTAGACCTTACCTAACCTAGCATTAAAACTGTCTGATGTATTTCTGTCATTTACAGCAATTTGGTTAGTATCAAACGTATCTTGTTCAGCAGACTTTTGCTGTGCATTTTTAATAAAATCAGCACGCGCAGGGTCATCTACAGTAAGTTCATTGCCCTGTACGTCATACATTTTGACAGTTGGGTCTGCAGCACGTTCTGCTACTTTTGACCAATCTGTTGCTGTTACGCCTTGTGGGTTTTTGTAAATAGGTGTTTTACCATTTTCACCAGACTGCAATAACATCATCTGATTGTTACTTTTGGCTAATAGTTCATCATAGCCAGTAGCCAATGTTCCTTGGTCAAATGTTGCAAGACCAGAATATTTAGCAAATGTGCCGTTTTCCCATTCCTGCCAGTTACCTGTTACTTGTGCTACAGATGTCGATGTTTCAATAGATTTCGTTGTAGCGTCATAATTAGTATTGTAAGCCGTTACAGACTGAGCATTACGCGCTTTAGATATATTTCCTTGTACAGCAACTTTACCCTGCATGTATGCTTTGTTATGGAACGGTTCGTATTGTTCCCAAGCATATTGGTCAAAATTACCTTTTTTATCAGTAAACCTATCTTTTTTGACTTTAGCAGTATGTTTGTTCCACATACCATCATAGTCAGGTTGAAAATTGTTGTAGTCTTTACGTTGCTCTAAACCAAAATTAAAGTCATTAGCCGCCATAAGACTATCGCCTTCAGCCAATGTTTTAAGATTAGTAATCTCTTGGTCACGCAGTTTCAGTTCAATTTCTTGTTTAGCAGCCGCAAATTGCGTAATAGAATCCAACATGGTTTTACCCAAGTTAGCCATGCCTTGTGCGCTGCCAACACCTGTAGTTAGCGATCTACCGCTTTGAATTGGTGCTGAACCTAAGTTACTTGTATAACGAGGTATTTTCATTATGTGACCACCCCTTTACTGTTCAGTAACTTTTGATTTTGTTGATATGTTCCTACTGAGGCTGCGGTACTAAACAATGACTGACCAATAGCAAAATTAGCATTGGCTATTTCACCTGCTAGTTCTGCATCTTGTGCCTGTGTTTTAGTCCATAGACCTTTTTCCAAATACCACATATCTGTTTCAAATTCTTCTATGTCTGCCTGTGCTACAAGCAAACTACTGCCCGTAAACATCTGTGCGCCTGATGCACCTGATGTAGCACGCGCCAAACTTAAACGTTTCTTTTCTTCAGTTAAACGTTTTTGTTTTTCGTAATTGAAGTTAAGTTCATTCTCATATTTACGCCAAGCGTCATTGGCTCTGAGATTCTTCTTCTGTTGTTGGATACCCATAACGGTGACTGCTGTAGAAGCAACCATTGCAGGTATAACCCACCATGCCATATCAGTATCCTCCTTTAATCACTGGTCACCAACGTTCCTGTTATACCAAGAACAGTCATTGGTAGCGGCTGAGTTTGTTCAACCGTTATCTGACCTTCCCTGTTCCAACCTAAATTAGTTACACGTTTATCACCTGTAAAGGCAGGTATGTTTTGCCCTACTGGTGTAGACGATGATCTAAAAGGTACTTGGTCACCGTTTATTGTTACACCGACAGTTTCGTACAATCTAACTGCCACTTCATTCCATCGTTTAGGTCTGTTTTGTGCAGACCCCGCTGATGCTCCTGCTTCAACACGCATAGTAACCATTTTACTGGTATATCCTAAACCTATCTCAACATTTTGATACCCTGAAGTAGATGGTAATGTTACGGTAATTTCACCGTTAGTTACCGTCTGATTTGGATACACTGCATCACCTACTAGCACCTGTACACTTTCACCTTCCAAATGGTCTAAGTTTGTTAGTGTTCCAGATGTGCCATTTACTAATCCGTTCAACGTAGAATCCATGTTAAGTAATGGGTCTAAGTATTCGACATACTGTACTTTTTCACCATTGATAGTACGCTCAACAACAACCCATACTTCAGTTGTATCACCAACTGGAATTGAAGCAACTGATTTTACTTTGGCATGGTTTTTAATAATGTGTGTGCCTGACCCTGTACCAATCTGATGTACGGTACGATCTACGGCTTGTTTATAAGTTCTTGCTAATTCAATAGTGTCTGCATCTACTGCAATCACATAATACGTTTGACCATTAACAAGACCATTGATGTCATCATTGCCGTTGTTGTCGTAAATAATTGGGTCACCTGTTGTGTACCCATGTGCTGTTATTGTGAAATAACCATTTTGTAGGCTATCACTGCCGTAATCTGTCAAATCTGTAGCAGTGTCAATTTCGTGACTAATATAACCGCCAAGGATATGACGATGCCATGCTACAACGTCTTCTTCACGTTTATAAGTCATTCCTAATAGAACACCATCATCACGCACTGCCCAATAAATACTTTCAGGTTCTTGAGCGTATGTAACGTCTGTAATCCCTGTACCTGTAATATGTTCCGCTAATAGACACATATCTGGCGCAGCATACGCATCATCTTCAAATTGATACGCAAACTCACGAATTTTCTTACGTTCTTTTTGTACGAATAAAACTACGTTACCGATTTGGATAGGTTCTGTAGTCCATCCACCGTATGTAGTCTGTTGCGTAATTGTCACATTATCTGGCTTTAGTGGTTCACCAGTAGGTCTACCTACCTTAAATTCACCGCCTGCAGTGCCTACAACAAGGTCACGGGCAGGTGCTAACCAACGAATTACGTTAACTTTGTTTGCTGCAATTGTGTAAATAAACGCATCTGCAGCGTCACCCGCGCCTGCATCAAAGTCTGTGTACAGCCCTGATTGGGATGCCCAGATTGTTTGGGGAAAATATGTTGAGCCTGCGAATACTAAACGCTGCTCATAAAATGATACTGTACGCGGGTAACCTGTGTGTTCTGACCATGCGCCTAATGCCCATTCTGTTGTAGCGGCAGCAGAGCCTATATCTTTTTTAATTTCCCATGTAACTTGGGTATTTGACGTATATCCTGTAATTACGCCCCAACCATCTTTCATCTTTACCAAACGTCCAATATCGTCTGTATGGAAGCCTGTTAGAGTGCCAACATCAGGAAATGCGCCAGAAGCCGTTAAAGTACGTCCTCCGCCTACGCCTGTAGCAGATGAAGTAAATGTGAAACTTGAAGTGTTATCATCTAAAAAAGGGCCGCCTTCAAACGTTTCATCACCAATTGTCCATGATGTATGCCCAGTACGGGTTAGTTTTTGCGGCGGCAGCGTTTCATGCACGATGTACATGATGTCCGCTGATTGCGTGTACTGAATCTCATAAAGCATGCTTTCAGTAATGCTAGTAGAGATTTCATATATTTTGTTTCCAACACCACCTGATGTGTATGCCGTATATGCGCTGCTGTCAATATTGTTACCATCAAGGTCTTGCAGTGCAAAAGTATTTGTAGATGCTGATGCTACTTTGTATCGTTTGCCATTGATCTCAGTCATACCAACAACTTCAGTGATAATAACTTCATCACCGTTGCTGTATCCGTGACTTGCTGATGTAACTACTGCAGGATTAGCCTGTGTAATGGCTGTAATTGTTTTATCGTTTTCAGTAATAATACCGTTGTCTTTGTAGAAACGGATATATTGGTCACCAAACTCTAATATGTAACTTTGCTCAACGTTAAATTCAAATGGAATCAAACGTATTGTTGCTGTGTGATCTTTTACTGGGCCAACGTATTTAGTGCCATATCTACGCGCTGCACCCCCTTGTGGGAATACAGTCATGTTCTCAAGTGTTTCTAGGCCATTAGCATATTTTTTAAAGTCAATCTGACCTGCTAACTTGGGGGTTAGTTCACCTGCTGTAAAATTTGATTGAAACGGATGTACCCTAGCCATTATTTTCTAAAGTCCGTAAATGTTGTTGAAACTAGGTCATCAATAAATCCTTCTTGACCATCAACACTACGGGCTTCAGATAGTTTGGCTTGATACATTTTTTCCATCTGCGCCTGTAGTTGTGCGCTTCCTGTTATTGCATACGCTAAATCTACAGCCAACTTAGATGTAAGGGTTTCTACAAACATTGCATCAAATAGCGTTGGGTCAGTGATTCGCGCTATGTACAAAATCTTTGCTGTACTTTCATCAGTCAGCAAGACCCTGCCATTAGTTGCATCGTTCTCAATCTTGAATATGTAATCTGGATAACTCATTTCCAACACACGCAAACAATATGGGTCTGTTGGTAGCGCATACATGTAGTTAAAGCCGTATGCGGGAGTATCAGATAACTGAGGCAAAGACGCTCTAGTTATCGCAAAATTCCAAGGATGTGCGCGTAGTACAGTGTCACGCGCATCTGGGAAAAAGGCATTACAAAGACGCGCTCTTTCTGTATCGTCAGTAAGACTTGTGATAGGTGCATCACCTAACCGTCTTAAAGCATTACTACATATTGATACGTCTGTTGCCATACTAATCCCTTTAATAAAGGCAGGGGGGTTTTTACGCCCCCCAACCTAATGTTACTTAGTCGGTAACGTATTGCATGCTAAGTACGATAGTACCTGTGCCTGCTGCGCCACCCATAGTAACTGTTACTGGCATACCAGTTGCATCAGCATCAACTTCTAAACCGTAGTTTAGAGCCAATGTTGCTGCACAATCTGCAAGTCCTGCTGAAGCAGAAGATGCTGCTGCTTTGAAAGCCGCTGCACCCGCTGATACTGCTGAACCTGAAGAATCAGTATGCGCTGCATAACCTACAGAGAGAGTTGTAGATGAACCTAGTGCATCGTGTGCAATAGTTCCGCCAACAATCCTTGCTCCGTTAGGCAAGTTGAACATTTCAATGACATCACCAGATGCTAATGAAGACGCTTCATAAGTAGCGTAAGCAATTCGCACCCTTCCTGCCATTTCGTTCGTTTTTACTCGATCAGTTGGGTTGTTTTGACTCCAACTGGTCTTCTGTGCTGAATATACAGTAGCCATGTTTCAACCCTCCTTATTCGTTACAAGCGATTTCTACAACTTTTTCGTCTTCTACTCGCGTAGCACCGATAGTCATTGATAGAAATACCTGAGTTGCATAATTCTTGTCTGCACGTTCAGAGATACGAGTGTTCACATCCTGACCTACAGCAAGCCCGATTCCAGACTGCGTAAACGCCAAAACTTGTCTGTCTGAGTTTGAATCAAGACCTAGACGCTCAGTTCGTAGGAATTTGAATCCTAGATAAGTGTCGATTTGGCCTTGTACCAAACTTTTAACACTTGCGTAATCAGCAGAAGTTACCTTCGTGATGTTAAGCAAGTTAGACATTTGTTTTGAAGTTACTACACAATAGCGTGCTTCATCTGGGTCAACATCGTTAGCATCAAGAATTTCTTTTGCTTCGATTAGTTTTTCCAGAGTAAGGCCTGCTGAACCAT